AAAAGATAGAATAATGTTATTGTCACCTGTAGAACAATACTTGGTCTCAAAAGAGAAAAGATTATTTAAAGGATTTGACGAATATAACGACATTACTAGACTTGTATTTGACCTTGAGACGACTGCCTTAGAACCAAAGGACGGTCGTATCTTTATGATTGGGATCAAAACAAACAAGGGGTTTATGAAAGTAATTGAATGTAAAGACCCTGATGAAGAGAGAAGAGGTCTTGTTGAGTTTTTTAGAACCATAGATGAGATTAAACCGTCAATTATTTCTGGATACAACTCAGCAAACTTTGACTGGTTTTGGATATTTGAGAGATGTAAGGCCCTTAATTTGGACATTAAAAAGATTGCAACACCAATGATCTCAAATAAAACAATCTCACAAAGGGAATCTATGTTAAAGTTGGCAAACGAAGTTGAGATGTTTAACCAAGTTAAAATGTGGGGTTACAACGTAATTGATATAATTCACTCCGTTCGTAGAGCTCAAGCAATTAACTCAAACATTAAAGAGGCAGGTCTAAAGTATATTACAAAATTTATCGAAGCCGAATCTGCCGATCGTATATATATTGACCACACTAAAATTGGATCAATGTATGCAGAAAAAGAAGAATATTGGTTAAATGCCCAAAATGGTAACTATAAGAAAGTTGGGTCAGATCAAAAAATTGATGAGATATGTGTAAGACGAGGAGACATTTACATTAAAACAACTGGTGATAATATCGTTGAGCAATATCTTGAGGATGACCTTGACGAAACTCTATTGGTGGATGATGAATTCAACCAAGCAACATTCCTATTGGCGTCATTAGTTCCAACAACATATGAAAGAGCATCAACAATGGGGACAGCAACTCTTTGGAAAATGGTAATGTTGGCTTGGTCATATAAACATGGATTGGCAATACCACAGAAAAAAGAAAAAAGAAACTTTGTTGGTGGATTATCTAGATTATTAAAAGTAGGGTATTCTAAGAACGTATTAAAGCTCGATTACTCCTCACTATACCCATCCATTCAGTTAGTTCACGACGTGTTCCCTGAGTGTGATATAACGGGGTCAATGAAGGGTTTTTTAACTTACTTCCGGAATTCTCGTATTATGTATAAGAATTTATCTGCAGAATATAAGACAATTGATAAAAAGAAATCAACATCGTATGATCGTAAACAATTGCCAATTAAGATTTTTATTAACGCATTCTTCGGATCATTATCGGCACCACATGTATTTCCTTGGGGTGACATTGATATGGGTGAACAAATAACATGCACGGGTAGACAATACTTAAGACAAATGTTAAAGTTCTTTAGTAAAAAGGGGTATAGCCCTTTGGTATGTGATACAGATGGTATGAATTTCTCATTACCTGATGGTGGTGTTGATGATAGAACATATGTTGGAAAAGGAAAAAATTGGTTAGTTAAAGAAGGTAAAGAATATAACGGTTATGATGCCGATGTTGCCGAGTTTAATGATTTATTTATGAAAGGTGAGATGGGTCTTGATTGTGACGGAACTTGGGATTCTTGTATTAACTTGGCTCGTAAGAACTACGCAACAATGGAACACAACGGTAAAGTTAAATTAACGGGTAATAGTATTAAGTCCAAAAAAATGCCAAAATACATTGAGAAGTTTTTGGATAAGGGGGTTAAACAATTACTTAGAGGTGAGGGAAAAGAATTTATTGATTGGTATTATGAATACATTCAAAAGATATTTGACCTAAGAGTTCCGTTGGCAGAGATTGCGTCTAAGGCGAAAGTTAAAATAAGTGTTGAGGATTACATTAAACGTAGTAAACAAACAACAAAGTCGGGAAGTTTAATGTCAAGACAAGCACATATGGAACTTATTATTAGAGATGGGATACAATCTAATCTTGGTGATGTAATCTTATATGTGAACAATGGAAATAAGGCATCTCATGGTGATGTCCAAAAAATAAATGAAAAAATGCCAAAGAAAGAAATGGATTTATTTTTTGAGATTAATGGTAGTAAACCTATTTTGGGGTCTCACGTCCAATTAAATTGTTATCGTATTGAACCATCTGATTTAGAAAACAATCCTGAAATGTTAGGTGAATACAACATCCAAAGAGCAATTGCAACATTCAATAAACGAGTAGAACCATTGTTAATAGTATTTGACGATGAGGTTAGAGATACATTATTGGTTAAAAATCCAGAGGATAGAAGTTTTTATACTTCAGGTCAATGTAAGTTAATTAATGGTAAACCATTCAGTCCTGAAGATCAAGATGATGTTTATGAAAACTTAATCAAAATGGAACAAGGTGAAGTTGATTTTTGGGATTCTGTTGGTGTTGATCCTAATTATATTTATGAATTAGCTGAGACAGGTTGGCAAGAATTTATTTAACAGTTGTCAATCCATTTTAACTCCATCAGACGAAAGCACATACCAAACACCATTGATGTTTTGTAATTCAACACAAGCACCACGACCAATAGAAATCTCATCCCAATCCTCATCTATTCTACCAATATCTGGTATTATAACACAATTGGTTAATGTTTTAATTTTAATTCTTTCTGTGGTTGTTGAGTCTAACTTTATTTTTGATTGTGTTACATCTCTAACAATTATTAGGTCTTCGCCAAGTGTAGAATAAAAATCTTTATTAACGATTAATGTTTTAAAGTCATTTAAATTAACTGTTCTATTTGATTTAAAAACTGTTTTACGAATTGGGGTTTCTCTTATTATTGACATAAAATTAAATTACATATATTTGACGAGGCATTGCTCTGAACTTAAGTTGTTTGTTAAGGTTTTCAGCAAGTAAAGCCTCTCGTTCCATGATTTTTTCAGGACGAAGTCTTGTTAATCTGCCTTCAGCCCCAATAAGTTCTTCTATTAGTTTTGTTTTTTCATCTTTACCTTCTGTTGCCAATGTTGCATATTCCATAGTTAATTCACCGTCAGGGGTTTTTAAACTACCGCTAAATTTACCTCTAACTTTTGACAAAGTTTCTTTACAATATGCGGTAAAATATCTTCTAACCCAAACTTGAGCCGGATTATTTAACTTATACCAACTTAATTTATCAAATGGAACATCAGATGGTAATAATACTATATCAGGATTATCAGTTAAACATTTGTCCCTATCTCCCTGATTAGTATCGTAATACCAATACCAAACTTGTCCTTTAGATAGACTTGAATTACCAAAATCAAATCTACCTCCTGGCGTATTTAACAAGTGTAACGCTTTTTTACCACCAGGTAATGCTGTAATATAATATGTTAAGTCCCCAACAATCATTCTTCTTTGAATATTAATTTCTTGCATTCTTAATAACATATCAAACGCTGGAGTTAAAAAATAACCACCCCCCATTGAATTTCCCATTTGAGCAAGACCTCCTCCTCCTCCAAGTCCGGTTCCATCTCCAAAACCCCCAAAACCACCAACACCAAACATCACGCTATTAAGAGTTGCTGGTGTAAACCACAACACTTCATTAATTTCACGGCCAGCTGGTATTTCATATATTTGTTGGTTAGCAACTAACTGAACATAATCTTTTTTAATTTCCCAATCTCCACCGGCTTGTAACCCAACAATTTTAGAATACGCATAAGTGTATCGAGTTTCAAAATCTAAACTTTTTGTTACAAAGGCTCTAGATAATGACTGTGTGTCTAAATTTAAATTATAAAGTGATGTCCATTGAGATTCAATTAACCAATCCTGCACATATTGTGAGTAATCCTCAATTGAATACTCTAAAAGAGTATCCATCATTTCATCTTCCAATTCTACGGATCTTAATGGTGCTCCAAGTAAATGTCTTACTTTTTGATAAAACTGACTTCTTTCTGGTTCATTAATAATTGACATAGTTTTTATTTATAAATATGTTTATTATTAAATAATAATTTTACTTAATTCTTTTTTATATAACTTAACCATTTCATTGATCTCTGAAGAACCTCCAAGATCTTTTATTTTGTCTTGAAAAAATTTAATTCTCTCGTTGTAATATTCTATTTCTTTGTCCTTATTTCTAGACAGTGAAGGTTTTATTGAAACTTTTAATGGTTCTTTGGTTAATGGTATTGTAAAATTACTTTTAAGTGGATTTTCATAAAAATAAATTAAGTGTGGTGGAAATTTTGATTTATTACTTACCGTTAACATTCTATTATGATCATTTCTAAACATAATATAATTTTGGTTTGCTCTATCTACGTAAACTAAAACATCAACATTTTCGCTCTTATATTTATTTTGTGTTGCCCAAGATGGAATTACAAAATAATTACCCCTATCACTACCGTCATATAAAATTATTTGACTAACATTTACAGGTTTAACTTGGAAATATATTGTATCTCCATTTTTTAATTTTAAAACTAAGTCTTGTCCTTTTTTTCTATCGTTAATATCCCCAGCACAGTGTTCATATAGTTCATAACTAATACCTTCTTCCTCAATACTTAAGTTATATGCTTCTCTAATCGATTTTTTGGCATAGTCTTCATTAAGACGACCAACCTCAACAGTTCCAATGTTAGGTTCTGCTAATCGATCAAGATACATACCATCATTACTAAATAAATTATATGCATTGTTGGTTATCCAAGTTTTAAAATCTTCAACACCTTCCGTTTCTTCCATCCATATTTTTTGAATTTCTGATTTAACTTTACTGTTGGTGTCAAAACGATTTATAATTGACCAATTACTTGTTCCTCCGTATTTTTTTTCTGAATATTCACCACCTAAAACACCTTCATCGGTGTTACATTTTTTTGTTTCTATTTTACCTATACATCCATATTTGTATTGTTTGTTAAAACAACCCTCATATTGTGACGCAATTAATAATCTAATTTGTTTTGGTGTTAAAGGAAAAGAAAAACCATTTTTTTCAGATAATAATTTTTTAACATTAATATTTTCTTTAATATTTTTCTTTTTTGTTTTTAATTCATAAAGGTCATTAACAAATTCCCAATTAACAACATTCCAAAAGTTATTTATATACTCATCTCGTTTGTTTTGATATTTTAAATAATATGCGTGTTCCCAAACATCAAGACCTAAAATTGGAAACCCACCTTTTTTAACAACATTCATTAGTGGATTATCTTGATTTGGTAACGACATTATTTTTAAATTACCATCTTTTGTTAGGTATAACCATGCCCATCCAGATCCAAAACGATCTTTAGCGACTTGATTAAACTCATCTTTCATTTTTTTTATATTTCCAAAATCTTTTTTAATTTGTTTATATATTTCACCTGTCGGAACTTGTTTTTTTGGTGATAACATTTTCCAAAATAAAGCATGATTAAACGCCCCACCGGCATTGTTTCTTATTGTGTTATCATATTTACTTATAGATTTTATGATTTCTTCTAACTCCACATCACCTTTAATATTCTTAATTGCTTTATTCAACTTATCAACATAACCTTTATAGTGTTTGTTGTAATGAACATCCATAGTTTTAGAATCAATAAACTTATTTAAAGAAGAATAGGTGTAAGGTAATTTTTCTATTCCAATTTTTTTCATTTCAACAATTAAATTTTCTTTAATTGTTTCTTTTTCGTTTAAAACTATTTGTTCGGATATAAGATTTAATTTATTTTTAATTGAGTTAGATTCATACATTTTTTTTTCTAAGTCTGGATGTTTTTTTTCAAACATCTTAACAAGTCTGCCAGCGAAGGCATTTGCTTCGTCTTCATTTTTTCCACCAATGTTTGGACCTTTTTTTCTACCTTGTACGGACAGTTGATATTCATGAACCCATTCATGGGCTAACGTTCTCATAATGTCCCTATTAAGTCTGTTATTTGCCAAGATTTTTAACTCACCATTATCCGTTCTTGACCCCGTTGACATTTTGCCAATTTGTTTACCCAAAAATTTTACAGTGATTTCTTTTGTTAGTGGATATTTTTCTTGCAATAATTTTATAAAATTATGTATAAGTTCTTTATCTTCTTTTTGAAACTTGGTATCTTCGTATGTTATTTTTAATTCCATTAATTATAAATATCTCTATCGATATTTATTTATCATATTTAACATCTCTTCTGCAACATCACCAATGTTTTCTTCTAATTGATCGCCCATTACAGTTCTGATAATTTGTTTTTTACGATTTAGAATATCATATATTGCACCTTCTATTGTGTTTTCATATAAAGGATAATAAACCAATACATTATTTTTTTGACCATATCTATACGCCCTATCTTCGGCCTGAGAATGTTCTGCCGGAACAAATGATAGATCATTCATAATTACAACCTCAGCAGAAGTTAAAGTTAATCCAACACCAGCCGCCTTTATGTTTCCAACAAATACTTTAATTTTTTCATTGTCTTGAAATTCGTCAACAGCTTTTTGACGATGAGGTTTAGAACAACTACCGTCTAAATAAACTGCTTGTTTACCAAAGTGTTGGTAAATCGTTTGTAAAGAATCTGTAAAGTTTGTAAATACGATTACTTTTTTTCCTTGTTCAATAATATTTTCTACAATCTCTATGGTTTGTTTTGTTTTTTCATTTGAAATAACTTTTCTAACCTTCATTAGTTTTGAAAACTGAACGGTAAGTGATGATGCTTCGTCAGGATTTTTATCATACCAAGCATAATATTCTCCCATCAGTTCTTCATATTCTTTTGATTTCAAACGAAGATATACAGGAGAAATAATTTTATCAGGAAGATCCAACACATCTTCTTTTAACCTACGAAGAATTTGTTTTGAAG